AGAATTAAGAGATAACGGTATAGAAGATTCATTATTATATGTTGAAACACTTGGTGCTTATGCAGCTGATAAAAAATACTTTCCAAAGTTAAAAAGTATTATCAAAAAATTAAGAACTGAATACGATATACCACAATTAAATTAGGACTAATATGCTAACGATTATAATAACTTTTATAAGTGCCATTTCTATATCTATAATAGCCGCTGGTTATTCTATTATGGGTTTGGCAACTTTATTCGCAGGTGCAGTTGTACCTATTATCGCAATGGGTAGTGCTTTAGAAGTTGGTAAACTTGTAGCCGCCTCATGGTTATATAATAACTGGCGCAATAAACTTGTACCAAAAACAATAAAACTATATCTTACATTTGCTGTTGTAGTATTAATTTTTATCACATCTATGGGTATCTTTGGTTTCTTATCAAAGGCACACCTAGACCAAGTACAACCAACTTCTAGTAATAATATTAAGATAGAACTAATAGATACACAAATTAATCAACAACAACTTATCATAGACAGGTCAAATAAGACACTCACATTATTAGATAAGACACTTGAAAAGTATGTTGATATGGAATATGTCACAAGAGGTTTAAAAGAACGAGAAAAACAAAAACCTGAAAGAGATACTTTGACACTTGCCATTAACGAGGCAAGTGATAAGATTGCTGAACTATCAGACCAAAAAGGTGCATTAAAATTAGAACAAGATAAGATTGAAGCCGAAGTAGGACCAATTAAATATATTGCAGAGTTAATATATGGTGACGAGGCAAAAGACCATTTTGACAAGGCTGTAAGGTGGGTAATCATTGTATTGATATTTGTATTTGACCCATTAGCAGTATTGTTATTGATAGCGGCCAATATATCTTTACGAACTAGAAGTGAAGAAAAGGCAGAGGTACAAAATACCAAAAAGGTAAACCTTTCCAAAGAATTGGCAAGGGAGAAGGCCAAAAGTGCCAAGCTACGAAAAAAAGAAAGAGATTATAAAGGTTTTGTTAGAAAACTAGGTGCCAAAGAATTAAAAGACCTGGATCCTGATGAAATTAAACTGAAATTAGACCAGATAATGGACTGGAATGAAAAATCGAAGCAACCGTAGGCTTGCCAAACGATGGAAAGTAGTATATAATGGTAAACATGACAATTGATAATCCAAGTGAAGAACTAAAAGACAGGCGTATCAAAAACGCAGAAAAAATGTGTAGAGATTCTATGACCGATTGGGCAAAGAATTATTGGTACAATGTCTTTTCTATATTATGTAAGAAGTATGACCGAGAGGATTACTTTAGAAAGGTGATAAATTGATATGAATATTTTTTATTTAGATAAAGACCCTATAAAAGCGGCTCAACTATCATGTGACAAACATGTAGTTAAAATGATTGTAGAATCAGCACAGATGTTATCTACTGCTCACCGTATGATTGATGGTAAAGAGTATATTGATAAAACAAAAGCAGGCCGTAAGATTAAAAGATGGAAACATCCTAATTCTAACATGGAAAAAACATTGTACAAAGCTTGTCATACAGGACATCCTAGTACAGTATGGGTTATGCAAAGTGCTTACAACTATCATTGGTTATACAAACACATGATGGCCTTGAATACAGAATTTAAAATGAGATATGGCCATATATTAGACCATAAGACAGTACAATTGTTAGAGGGTGCATTAATGTATCCGCCTAAAAATATATCACTAAATACTATTGCAACAGACCCACCACCTGCTATGCCAGATTATTGCAAAGTGCCTGGTGATTCTGTTGCAAGTTATAGAAAGTATTATATTTACGAGAAGCAAAGATTTGCAACTTGGAAATCTCCGTCATCCGTTCCCGCCTGGTACATTGATGGTGTGAAAGAAGCACAAGAACAGGCATTGATATAAAGGGGAAACAAATGAGTAGAACACATTTAATTAAAGCGTTAAAGTCACACGCACAAGGTCACATTGACAAACATATTGCTAATGTAGAAGTGCATTTACAGAATGCTCAAGGTGTAGCTGAACATAGCGACCATGTTGAAACATTAGAAAAAGAATTAAAATTCATTGCTGAGTATGATGACCAATTAGAAATGTTAAATAAATATTTTCCAACAGAGGATTAATATGAAATATTTTTATGGCGTGGTTAGTATTGCAGTATTTTTTGGAGTAATAGCCACAATTTTGAATTATATGCAAGGAACATTATAGTGCCAACATACGATTTTGAAGATAAAAAAACTGGTAAAGTCTGGACAGATATGATGTCTATAGCTGAAAAGGAAGAATACCTAAAGAAGAATAAACACATTAAACAACTAGTAAGTAAGATAAATATTAGTAGTGGTGTAATGGGTATAGGTCAGATGAAAACTGATGGTGGTTGGAAAGATATGTTAAGTCGTATCGGTGACGCTCACCAAGGAAGTAAAGTACATGACTTATACGGTAATAAAAGCACGAAAGATATTAAAACAAGGGCTGTCGTAGAGAAACATAGAAAACGACAGGCTGCCCAAAAACGAGGAAAATAAAATGGCAACTAAAGATATACCAGATTATATGCGAGGTTTTGACCTACAAGATGATTGGGGTATGACGCCAGTTTCAGCTACACCAGAGGCGAAACCTAGTGTTGACCCTAAAGTAGTTGAAGATAGTAAATTAGAAATCTCAAAAGTTAAATCAGATGTTGGCGATATTAAGTCAATGATGAACGAGATTATGCAAATTGTAGCCGACAAAGAAACGGTAACAAAAACGGTGACAGATGAAGATACAAAGAAAAGGTTTGCTGATATAGAAAAAATTATATTACCTTTCTTGTATAACTTACAAAAATCAGACGAGCCTTACATTCATTGGCCTAACAGAGGTCCAATTATCAAGGCACAAATTGAGAAAATACTCAAATTAACAAGGAACTAAAATGCAATCAAATTACGATAAATGCTTAAAAGCTATTTTACACCATGAGGGTGGGTATGTAAATCATCCAAAAGACCCAGGTGGTGAAACGAATCTAGGTGTTACTAAACGAGTTTATGAAGAACACGGTGGCACAAAAGATATGAAAGACTTAACAGTTGAAGATGTAGCACCAATCTATAAAAAAGGATATTGGGACAAAATGAAAGGTGACGATTTACCTGGAGGTTTGGACTTATGTGTTTTTGATTTTGGTGTAAATGCTGGTCCAGGCCGAAGTGCGAAGTACCTACAAACAATGATTGGTACTGTTGCAGATGGTGGTATTGGTCCTAATACATTGAAAGCTGTAGAAGCATATGTTAGTGAACACGGTATTGAGAAATCAATTGACAACTTCCAAGAAGCAAGACAAGGTTACTATCAATTGCTAGGTACCTTTGATACTTTTGGTAGAGGTTGGACAAGACGAGTTACAGAAACTACCGAGTTAGCTAAAACAATGACTAGCTGAAAGTTAGACGAAAGTTATAGGTCAGATAGAGATTATCTAAACAGCCTTTATGCAGAAAAAGGCATTTAAGGCTTGCCATTCAGTTGTGAATGGTATATAATAGTGAGTAAGATTAAATAGGAGAATATAATGGCGTTTGAATTTGTAAAACTGGATGAATCAAAACTTCCAAAAACTAAAGGTAAGCGTATTGACGGATTTAGGTTTTATGACATTGAGGGTCATAATTATCCTTCGGTCACTACAGTATTAGGCTATAATACCGGCGATGGTATTAAAAAGTGGCGTGAGTCAATTGGTGAAGATGTTGCCAATTATGAAATGCGTAGAGCTGCTGGTCGTGGTAAAGCGACACACACTTTAATTGAACAATATATGAAAGGTGAAACACCAGGCGAAAGAGCTGTGTTGCCTTTAGGTCTATTCAGACTAATCAAACCATATGTTGACCAAATCACTAATGTACACTTGTTAGAAGCAATCATGTACAGTAAACAATTGACACTTGCTGGTCAAGTAGATTGTATTGCTGAATATAATGGCAAGTTGTCTGTTATTGATTTTAAAACCTCTAACAAATATAAGCAAGAGGATTGGGTACAAGGTTATTTTCAACAATGTACTGCCTATGCTATTATGTATGAAGAGCTATTCGGAACTCCCATAGAACAAATTGTTGTCCTTATTGCGTGTGAAGATGGTAGCGTACAATCATTTGTAAAAGAAAAGAAAGATTTTATCGAGCCTCTAAAAGAGCAAATTGCTGGTTTTTATAAATATTATGAAGAGCTAAATAAAGATAAAATTACTAGTCAATCATAGTCCCTATCTTTAAAGGAGGGCTTACATGAAAATAATTAAAGGAATTATTATGGGTATGCTATCAACTGTAGCAGTAGCATTGTTTTCAGTTACAGCGACCGCTGATGACCATTATTCATTTTACCAATCACACGCTCCTATTATCTGTGGCGATACAAAGATAGTAATGGAGTATGGTGCTGAAAAAGGTTGGACACCATTTAGTGTTTCATTCGGTAAAGTAAATGGTAAAGAAGATGGAGATATTGCATTTGTAGTTACACATTGGTTGAAACAAGGAACAACTCAACAAATGGTAACTATGCAGGCACCAGATGGTTCAGAAGCTTGTATATTGTATATAAGTTTTGATACAACAATTAATCCAAGTTTTAATTTAAAAGGTTTGGATTTATAAGAATTAGTCGTTGACGACAATTATGGTAGACATGCTGGACGAGGGTGCGATTCCCTCCAGCTCCACCATAAACACATTTACAGAGTGTGCTTATGATGGGGCTGATATAGGTTTCGACAGGTGTTGAGAAAATTGTAAGAGATTAATAGGTGGCAACCTTAACTGCTAATTAAACGCAAACGATAATAACTTTGCATTAGCGGCTTAATAACCGCTTTGAGTTTTGTGGATTGTACTTCGAAACAGAAACAATCCACGCTTGACTTTTATTAATAATATGGTATAATGATTACATGAAAAGCAAAGAATTTAGTTTAAAAATAGAGAAGATAGCAAAAGAAAAAAGATGTAGTCTAATGGACGCCATTTTAGAATTTTGTAAAGAAAAAGACCTGGATCCAGGCACAGTTGGAAGTCTTATTTCCAAACCACTAAAAGAAAAAATCAAAGCTGAAGCAATAGACCTTAGGTTACTAAAAGGCTCAGCCAGCATGCCACAAGGAAAGTTACCATTATGAACATACAACTAATTGATAAAATGGGTAGTGACTTATCAGTTGTTAATGCAGCTCGTGTTTCATTTGCCAAAAGAAAAGATGTAATTGACCAAGGAGATGAAAGATTAATTAAATATCTTGCAGAGCATGACCATTGGTCACCATTTGGTCATACTACCTTACAGTTTTTAATTAAAGCACCTGTGTTTGTTGCAAGACAACTTGTAAAACACCAAGTTGGTTTAGTTTGGAATGAAGTTAGTCGAAGATATGTTGATTCAGAACCAGAGTTTTATACACCATTTATTTGGCGTGGTAAACCAGAAAATAAAAAACAAGGGTCAAGTGAAGATGAAATCGAATATGATATTTCATCTACAATGCAGTTTGTAAGAGAAACATATAATAATTTATTAAAAGCAGGTGTAGCTCCTGAAATGGCTAGAATGGTATTACCACAAAATATGATGACAGAGTGGTATTGGACTGGTTCATTGATGGCATTTGTTCGTGTATGTAATTTGAGAACTAAATCAGATTCGCAAGAAGAAACAAGAATGATTGCAATACAAATGGCTCAACATTTAAAAGACCATTTTCCGATTAGTGCGAAATATTTACTTGAAAGAGAATAGATGAAGAAATTTAAAGATAGTGTAGATGATTTTTTTAAATGGGTCAAAGGTACTGAACTTGTCGAACTAGATGACATTGATGTATCAGAGGATCCTGTAAGACCTGAGCTGACCCTTGGTTTTAGAATACAGAATGGTCGAAAGATATTTGGCCTGAAGTATGATAATGAAATTGAGGCGATTGTTTGTGTTGCATATTGTCCTGAAGTACCGTTTACAGTAAGAGAAATGGATTATATGTCACAAGCTGCCAACCAAGATGGTCAGCGAGGCGAAATTTTAGTTGCATATACTGTATGGTCTAGGAAAAGAGGTGCAGGTAAAGAGATAATTAAAAAACTTGCTGAATGGGCAGACACACAAAATTTTGGTAGATTGGTAACATTATCACCATTAACACCAATGGCCACACATTTTCATATTAGAAATGGTGCCAAACAAATTCATATAAATGAAGAAACACAAAACTTTGAATACAAATTAAATGATGAATAGAGATATATTTGAGAGTGTAATTGATGTAGGTAGTGGTTTTATATTAGCTATTCTTATACAGATGTTTATATTTCCATTGTTTGATTTACACCCTAGTATATTTGATAGTATGGGTATTGCATTAATATTTACTGTAGTGTCAATGACAAGGTCAGCATTGTGGCGTAGATACTTTAGAAGGAGCCGTAATGTATGATGGATTTGCAGTATATAAAACTTACTTGGCCATCAAGTTACATTTTTCTTCGCCTAAGTATGATTATACCAAATATGAGGGTAAAATCAATGCTAAACTGGATACATTTACAAGTAGGAACGATAGGTATTTTTTTCATAAGCTTAGTAAAAAATATAAAGAAGATGAGATTGTCGATTTCTTCGTAAGTAATTTTGCAAAAAATGATAAAGTATGGTCAAAACAATTATTAGAAGATGAATACAATAACACATTTTTACGGTTTAGAAAATACAAAGAATCGGTTAACTACCATTTTCGAAGCGATTGTAGCTTACTTAATGATAGGTTTATCGGTGATGGTATTTCTTTTAATGA